AATGAATTAGTATCTAGATCGCCACCTAATTGTGGTGATGTATCATCAACAACATCTCCACCAGTTTGAATCTCAATCATTTTAGGATCTGTTGTATCTGGATTACCAGATGCAAAAATTATAGCTGTTTTTTTCTGTGTTGCTGAAAAAGTAAATGTATCTCCTGAACCAGATGCATATTTAAATTGTACTGTATAAGCACCTGAAGTTGAATTTTTTAAAATATAAAAGTTTTGAACATCATTAGGAATTGTAACAATTTGATTACCTGTGATTGTGCCTGTAAATTCAATCATCCTGTGTGCAAGTTCTGCACCTGTTGATCCATCACTAACAGCTAACGCAGTTGTTTGTGCGCCACCTGCTATTGATTTTGCTATAAAACCACCAGATATTTGTTCTAAAATTTGTAAATTAGTATTAGTTTTTGTTCCCCACGTACCGGCGTTTTCACCAGTTGCTTGAAGTTCTACACCTAAAGGTGTGTATGTTGATGCCATAATTTTCTCCTATGCAGCGTCACTATAACTTGTATTTGATCCAGTTGCAACATTTGAATACGAACTATTTGATCCTGTTGATTGATCAGAATAAGACGAATTAGATCCTGTTGATGCATCACTATACGACGTATTTGAACCAGTGTCAATATTGCTGAAAGAACCGTTTGATCCTGTATTTATATTTGCAAAAGCTTGAACTCCGCCTTCTCCTTGTAAAGCGTTAATAGCATCTAAACTTAAACCAATAACATCTGCTGGTGCTATAGAGCCTACAGCTGAAGTCGCAGATATCCCTGTTAAACCAACAACATCTGCAGGAGTTAAAGAACCTACAGCGGAAGTTGCAGCAACACCAGTTAAATCAACCAAACTAACAGGACCAATTTCTAAAGTTCCAATACTTGTTGTTGCAGAAACACCTGTTATTTCTGCTGGACCAAACTCTAAACCTAAAGTTCCAGGACTAGCTGTAGAAGATACTCCTGAAATAGATGCTGGACCAAATTCTAATCCTAGTGTGCCTTGACTTATTGTAGATTGTTGTCCTGTTAAAGATACTGTTGGACTAATTACAAAAGAAAAAGATCCAACACTTGTTGTTGCTTCTTGGCCAGATAAACCAATAACATCTGCAGGAGTTAAAGACCCTACGCTTGCAGTTGCCTCTCTACCTACTAAAGGAATAACTTGATTAGGAGATTCACCCCAACTTAAATCACTCCATCCATCTCTACCCCAACCAACTAAAGTTCCTGCATACGATAAAGTTGGAGTTGCAAAAGTAGATTGTACACCTGTAAGTGGAACACCTATCTCACCATCAACTTGCGGACTACCAACGCTCGTAGTCATAGAGTGATTAGCACCAATCATCTCTAATAAATATGTAAACGCTGGAGTTATAGATCCTCAAAACCAGTAACAGAAATAGTTTCATCTGCACCTTCACCCCAATCAGCTGTATTCCAAGTTAATCTTCCCCAACCTGTTTCATTAAAAGATTCTGTAGTTCCTAAAGAAACAGTTGCCGATTGACCAGAAAGAGTAACTTCACTATTTATACTTATTAAACCTAAATTAGAGTTAGCTTCTAAACCTGTTAGTTCTATAGTTATAATTTGAGAAGCCTGTGCTGTTCCTAAAGAAGTTGTGGCAGAAACACCTGATGGTTTTACAGAATACTCTACACCCCAACCTGAGTTGCCCCATTGTTGTCTACCCCAACCTTCAACGTTAAACGATTGTGGTGTGCCTAATGCGGAAGCTGATTCAGGTGCAACGAGAGATGCGGTTATAACGTCATCTTGCCACTCGTTTGATCCCCAAGTATTAGTACCCCAGGTAGATGCCATAAGGATTTCCTCCTTACGCTATACGAATAATTGCGTTACTTGCGTCTGCTGTTGGAAATTGAATTGTAAAAGTTCCACTAGATACTGTTTTGTCACCACCAAAAGCGATAACTGCAACAGCTTTATCAGATTGATCGTCGTTATAAATTAATGCACCATTTGCAGTAAAAGAAGCTGATGTAAAACTAACATCTGAAAAATCACAAACTGCTGTAGTTCCATCGGTTGTTGGTGTTACACTTGTAAGTGTTGCACCACCTGCAGAGTATGCAGACCCTGATGTATTTGAAATTTCATTTGATGTTGAATAAGCAGTTGTGCCTGCACCTAAAGATGCATCACTTGTAAACAAAGCTATTTTAAAAGTATGCCCACTTGATGCAGTAAAATTATGTGTTCCAACCAAAATTTCTTGTTTGAAACTTGTACAAATTGCTGATGATATTGCCATAATTTATTCTCCTATTACGGTGAAGATGATTCAATTTTAAATCTAACTGTTCCGTCAGTATAATCGTCTCGTCTTCGTCTTCCAGTTTGTTCTATTGCGAACTTCTGTATCTCCTGTTTATACTTATTTTCATATAGTGTCAACATGTCTATCGGACCTTTTAAAAAACCATAGGTTTCTGATAAACAACAATATAAAAGGCCATTTGGAAAATTAAGACTAATATAATTAGTAGTATTATCTGAAGCTAAAGTAGCTGGCATTTTGTTATAATGAACTCTAAATTTGTATGTTGCATCAGGAACGGGAGCTACGAATATACGTCCAGAATTAGTATCTCCATCTCCTGTTGCTCCTCCAAACATAGCATAGTACTTAGGTTGTCCTCTTTTTGCTGATTCCGTAGAGGGTATGTATTCTTGTAAATATGTTACATCTTTTTTTTCTAACCAAACATTAGCTCCTGTTGTAGCAGACGTTGAGTCATAAACTTGTATTCCTCTAATAAATAAAGCTCCACCAGGTGCATTAATAGTTTCTTGACCTACAACTAAATTACCTATTTGTTGCACTCTATCAGCATCAATAGGCAAATCTCTCATTATTCTATATTGTGCGTTTAAGATTATATTTTCTAATATATCAGTTGTTAAAACATTCGAATCTGTTTCTGTGTAATTTCTAATCTGTGTAACTAATCCGCTATAACTTATTCCGGCCATTATTTAGATTCTCCTTTGTGTTTTAGACGTATCTTTTTTTGTTTTGCAGTTTCTTCTACAATTAAAACATCTTCTGGACACTCACATTGTTTAATTCCAAATAACTTACAAATAAAATTTTTAATTTTTTTAATCATGCGCTTAGTGTGACTGGTCCTATTGAACAGCCAACTCCTCCTCCTTTAACACCACCAATTGTAGCAGTATCTGTATCAACTGTAAAATGAAAAAAATTAGCTACAGAGTAATCACTAGTATTTCTAGCGTCACTTACATACAATCCTGTTGTAATTGCATAACCAGCAGCTTTTGCAATATTAGCTCCTGTTATACCATCAAAATCTGCAGGGTTTGCAAATTGAAATGTCCCTCCTGCTACAGTTACAGCTAAAGGTGCTCCTCTAAATCTATATGTTGTTCCATTTGTTAAACCATGACCAGGTGCAGTTACGTTAATAATTCTTGAACCAGAAGAATAAGTTTCGAATCCATTTTCTGGTATGGAATATGGAACATCATTTTCTATTCTATCAGGTCTTACATGTCTTAAAGATATTGCATCTGCTCCCGATGGTCTAGGTTGTAGTTGTGGTTGTTTTGGTTCAAACTCAGTAAAATGTACAAGAGATCCATTCCATTCTCTAACCATTTCTCTGTATGGAAATTCTAATCCTGATCTATCTGAGATAGCTTTTGAATGTTTACCTGTTGCGTACTTTGGCATTATGTTCCTGGGTAATATACTTTAGGTGTAATATATGTGCTAGAAGCTGAACCATCTTCTGCAAGTGCTCTTGCTAATTCATCTTCATAGTACAGTTTCATTTGTTGAGTTAATTGTGGTGCATATTTTTGTGATAAATAAAAAGCAAGCCCTGCTGTCATACATGGTACAAATCTAAATGGTACATCTGTTGCATTTGTATAGTCTCCTGCATCTTGAATTCTTTTTATATAATAAAAATGCATATCTTTAGACGCATTTGTTGAATCTGGTGTTGGATAAACACTAATACTAACATGATCAATAAATCTTTGTACCCAATATTGATTAGGTGTACCTTTAGAAAGTTTATTTGAAAAACCAGCATAAGTAGATCTATCTACTTTAGTCATAGGACTATCTGATTGAGTTGTCGCTGTTCTATTACCTCTTAATTGTGCTTCAAGGACATCAGATATTCCATATACACCATTTGGTGTTGAAGTAGCACTTGTACCATCACCAGATGATCTAAAAAATTTATATTCCGCTTGTCCTTCAATTAAATCAAGATCAAGTTCATCTATTTCCCAATAGTGAATTCCTCTATTACCCCATTCTTGAAATAAAATATTAAGAGATCGTCTTGCAGATTTTAATTGATAACCGGCAACATTTTGTAATCCAATACGTTCAAAAGCATCTTCAACTATTTCATCAATAGCAAAAGTTTTATCGAACGTTGCTGTTCCCGAAGTAGTATTAGCCATTTAAAATCCTATTCGTAAACTTTAATCCATTCACAAACAACTGTTGCATTATCACCTGCTGTACAAGCTGGTAATACTATGTTGACGTCTCCACTGTAACCACTAGCTTCTGTATTTTTTAAACCACCAAATGAAGAATAGTCATATTCCATTTCTCCATTTAAAGTTTGAAAAACAATATTATC